CGTGTTCCTCTTCGGTACTAATACCGTTACTACCTAACCAGGCGCCAGTTATTACCGTGGTTTCGCTTAGTCCAATTATTAAAAATTGTTTTTTCATTTTGTAAAATTTTGTATTTGTATTTTACAATACTAGTATAAAAATCTATACTATGCAAGTTATCAACAAAAAAAAATAATTATTAACGAAATAAGAAAAGCCCCTAGTACAAAATACCAGGGGCCCCCAAATACAAAACGCGTCTTTAAAATCGCGCTACAAAACTAAGTAGCTAAGATAGTCTTTTATTTGATAATAACAATAGCGCCCAGTATTACAGCTAGGCCACCAGTACCGCCAGCTATCCAGCGGGTCCTTTTTAGTTTCTTTTGTTTCTTATCTATTTCTAGCTGTAGCTCTACCTCGCGGTTTTGACATTCGCCTAACTGGGTTACCAGTAGCTCGTTAGTTTCTAGCGCGTTAGTTAATTCTACCGCCGTCCTTAAAAAGTGTTTTACCTGGGTAGTGGTAAAGCATATAGTACTATCCTGGTTACTTTGACTTAAAGCCGTAAAGCTCGTACAGTAGGCTATCAATAGTAGCGCGGTCGTCGGCGCTATCAATTTCTTTAATTTTTTCACGGTATTTATTTTGTATTAGTATTTCGCTTTTTACTGGCTCGCATTTGTGAGCTATTAACTTATACGATAGTAGCCCTATTACGAATAGGGTAACTACTACGTATATCGTAATAAATATAACGCTGTTAGACGTTATAAAGTTCTTTAAGCTCTTCATATGCTCGGCGTATATAGTTGTTATCGTTGCTACCCTTTGGGTCTAAATCTATCTTTTTGGCTACGTCCGGGTGTTTATCGTTTACCCATTGTCTAAACTTGTTACCTTTTGCTTTAGTGGTAAACGGCCACGGCTCAGCCTCGGCCACCTGGTCCCCTATCGGCCAAATAAAGCCCTGTAATTCCAGGCCGTTATAGGCGTCGAAGTTATAACGACGTTTACGGGTTGCTACTACTTCGCCCTCGCGTACGCCCCCGCTACCAGTATTACCCTCTACGGTTTCGAAATAGTCTTTATGTACTTTAGTTACTATACCTACGTGGCCGGTCCAGGACTTAACCCCGCGCCGTTTACTTTGCCAAATAGCTACAGCCCCGGGCGTAGCTTTACCGCTTACCTTATACCCGGCGTTTCTAAAGTTCTTTAGGGTCTTAACCGCTGAGGCGTTACAAAGCTTATCCAGTTCCTTAGTTACGTCGTCGTTTCCTTTATACGCTAGCTTTAGTACTAACTCAGCAAATAAACTGCACCAGGCCCAGCCAGTACGCCAGCCTACGCGCTCCATAAGTCGCTCGAATTCTTTACTTTCAAAGCCTTTATTTCCTTTAATCTCGGCCTGGCCTATAAAACCCTTAGCCGTTTCTACTATTTTCTTAGCGCTCATATAATTGTATTTAATTAGTTTCTAGTTATTAATTATACCCCATGTATACCGGTGTAGAAATTTTGGTCTTTTCGTTTACAGCGGTGGTACTCGGGGTACTTATCGGCGTTATCCGTTAAGTAGTCCCTAACTCGCATAGCGTAAACCTCTAGCAAGGCGCGTACCTTATCTAGTCGTAGCCCTTTATCCGTAGCGCTGGCGCTCGCTGTAAAGTTACCGCTACGGTCCTGGGTACCCTTTGCGGTTACAGGTGTATTTAAGAACGGTATAAGGTTTAGCTCTACAGCTTTTAGCGTAAAGTCTTTTAAGTCGCTGAGGTTAGCCAGCGCGTCGGCGTCTACGTCGGCCCCAGGGTTAGCTAGCGCGGTCTGTATTCGCTCGTATAATTCTTTACCCAGTAACTCGTATACCTGTACCTTATGGGCGTCGACCATATGGGTATTTAGTTTTTTATTCGCGTCGAAATCGGTATCTATTACCGTAAAGTTTTCGAAGTACGTAACGTCTATTAAGAATTCCATAGCTTTAAGTTTCGGGGGTTTCTGTAGGTATCGGCGCGTTATTTCGAACGTCGCCCCCCTCTATTTTATCTAGGCCACCTAGCGCCCGTATTTCGTTTACGGTTAGGTTATCCAGTACCTTACTCGCTACTAGTGGGCTCATTGAGTTAAGCGCGTCGGTAACCTTGTTACCCTCTTCGCCCTCTACGTTTTGCTCGCTAATAATATCGAACGGCGTAAGCTCTATACGGTTAGGGTTTCCGCTCGCCTCTAGTATCTCGTCTAGGCTCCGCTGTATTAAATTTTGGTACGGACCTACTACGGTAGCCTGGTAAATATTAAAAGCCGTTTGTAATTCCTGAGTACCGCCTAACTGCCCCGCCGTTTTAATACCGAATAACATAGGACTAACTACGCCGTGGCCTGTTAATATTTTGGCTTGCGTTTGGTCGTCTATTACTTGGTATTGCTTATCTATATTCTCTACCGTAATCGGTTTAAATTCGGGCTTTAATTCGGGGCGCGGGCTGAATATTCCTATAATTTTCTTACCTCTACTACCGGTATACTTCTTATTAAGGTTATCCATTATTTCGTCCTCTAGGGCCTCGCTTTCGGGCTTACCTGGAAACACTACCGAAAGCTTAGGGCTAAAGCCCTCGCTAGCTGTAGTACTATAGTGTATACCTATTTGGCTTTCTAAGTCTATCCAGTTAAGGCTAGCGTAATAGTCCGGTAGTCCGTATACCTCGTGGCCGGACCGCATAAGCTGAACGTATAAAAGCTGGCGGTTTTTCTTACCGTACCTATCGAAAGGCTCGTAAGTTATTACCTCGGCCTTAGTATCGGCCCAGTCCCTACAGTACTTATATTCTAGTTTACCGTCCTTACTATATCCTACCCTTACGCCTTGTACGTCTACCGCGTGTAACTGTACTACTTTATCGTGGTCGTTATTCCAGGTAGTTACGATACCGTACCGGCCGTGTAGTTTCAAGTCGAAACCTAAAGCGGTTAGTACTTGCTCTAGGTTTTGCCGGTTATTAGGGTAACGCTGTAAGCTTACGGCGTGTACCATATTAAACAGGTTACGCTTATTATCGTTTACTTTTAGCTCAGTATTACCGCCGGCTATCATAAGCGCCGTACGATTAATTACCGCCTGGTTAGTGGGGCTACAGTCGTATAAGCTTATAAGCTCGTTAGGGTAGTCGTTTCGTACCCCGAATTTATAGATACCCTTACCGGTATCTTTGTCTATACGTATATCGTTATTAGGGTTACTACCCTTTTTACCGGCTACGCTATAGTTACCCGTATGTTCGTTAGGGTCCTCTACGGGTCCCTTACTAGTCTTTAAAAAATCAAATAGCCCCATATCTTAAAATACCGTTATCTATTGTATCGTTTCCAGCTTTAACCTTATAGCTATATTCGGCCTGGTCTAGTGTCGGCTGGGTGTCTAGTGTTAACTTATAAAAGCTATTACCGAAATAGTCCACGGTAAGCGGTACCACTTCGGTAACCTCTTCGCGTCCTTTTACCCTTTCTATTTCCAGGGTCCAGTTAGTTAAGTCCTGTATACCGCTATATACATATATAGCCGTCGTAGTGTTATCTAGGTGTAACATATTGTAAATATATAAAAAAGGGCCGTACTATATACGGCCCTTTATTAATTGATTTTAACCTATTAAGGCGCTGGAATTAATAGCGCGTCAATTATAGCCGGGTCTACTGTCGGCATAAGGTCGCTAGCTTGTCCGTTAAACTGGATAGTATAGCCGTTAAGGTCCTCTTTTTTAGTACCACTACCGCCGGTAGTCGTCGCTAATTTCATACCCTCTTCGAAACCTATACCCCACTCGGTACCGTTCGCGTCCTGTACGATGAAAATTAAATCTTTTTGACCGGCTCCTAAACCAGCTATACTATTACGTCTAGCTACGTCCCTACGGGCTACTACTAGATTAATAATATAATCGTAAAACTTACTACCGTTATCGAAATTATTAGTTTCGTTTTCTTCGTAGTTAGCTGTTAATCTTTGGGTATTTATTTCGAAAAATTGGGCCCCACTTTCCATAGTTACCGCGTCAATAATACCCGGTACAGTTTCGGTATAGTCTACTACTTGGCACTTATCAGCTACCAAAATACGTAATACGCCCCCGGCGTTATTCTCGCAAAGTACGTCTATACCCTCAGTTAATAAATTAGCGCAAATACAAGGCATAATATTTATTTTTTTTAGGTTTTTAAAATAGGGGCCCCTGGGTTATTCCAGGGGTACCCCGTTAATTTCCTGTATAATTCGCTTATACGTGAGCGTGTACTACTTCCTCGCTTAACGCGTAAGTACATTTAAACTTTAACGACCCTACTACTCTTAGCTTTTTGTCGCCTGTAGTTTGTCGTAGGTCGATTATATTTAGCTCGGTGTCGTCGCTTAAAAGGTCCGAAGCTCTAACGAAGTTAGAAAGCTTACCAGCTATAATATTATTATCGTTAAGCCCGCCACCTTTTGCAAGGTTATAAACTGGCGCCATAACTAACTCGATACCTAAGTAGTACATTTTAATACCGTCAGTAATTAACTGAGGTACCGCCGTATCGAACGCGTTAATTTGAAAGCATTTCCAAATATTAGCGTTTACCATTATTACTAGGTCCGGGTTACCCATAAGCTCGCCAGGAATAGCTTTGTATACTTTAGCCATTTCGTCTATCGCGTTGTTTTGGTCGATAGCGTTAATAGTTACGTCGATGTTATTAAGGTCCGCTAGTAGCTCAGTTTCTAACTCAGTAAAAGCCTTACGCTCTAATTCGTCGCCTATAGCCTCGGGTAGCTTACTCATTAGCCACTCCTCGAAACTTGCCGGGAATTCTACGTTATTAGCCCCCGCTTTTAATTCCTCAGCTAAATAGCTTTGCTCAAATGTTTCGATACATTCCTCGAAATTAATATCGTACCCGTTAATATTATCCAGCTTTTCAGTTAAAGCCGTGTTTACGTTCGGGTTAAAGTCGCACCCCGCCGGACCTAATACGGTACCCGTGAAGTTTAAGAAATTCATACCAAACTTATCTTTTACGTTTGGTAATAGTGTAAAACGGTCTACCGCGTTCTTACGGTAAAACGCTGTAGTATAAAAGCCTGTTAGCTCTTCGCCTCTATACTCCGGTTTTGTGATAGTTACGCCCATAATTTAATTTTTTTAGGTGTTATTTTTATCTGTTAATATTTACTTTTTTGTCGTTTCGTAGTTTGTTTTTAATTCGGCGCGGTGTATTTAGTCGCGCTTACGCATTTCGGCCAGCTTGTTAGCTACTAGCTCAGCCTGTGAAAGCTCTACCACTACGTCGTCGTCGTCCTTTTTAGCGTCGTCTTTGTCGTCGTCCTTTCCTGGCGTTAGCTCAGCCTTAAACTTTGTTAGTAATTCCTCTACTACCTTACTAAATTCCTCAGTAGTACCAGCGTCGCCCTCGTTTACCTTAGACGTTAGCGCCTCTACTTTGCTTTCTAGCTCGGCTAGTTTCTCTACTACCATTTTTTCGAAGTCGCTAGGCTCGTCCTGTTTAGCGTCGTCGTCTTTTTTAGCGTCGTCGTCCTTAGCGTCGTCGTCTTTTTTGGCGTCGTCGTCGCTCGCTGGCTCTTTGACTTCCATAATTTCGCCGTCGTTAACTACGTAGGTAATACCGTCTACGACTACCTCGCCGTTTTCGTCGTCTACCTTAGCGCCTTTTACTCGCTTATCCGCGTCTAGCTCTTCAACTTTTGCGAATTTTTGGTTTTCATCTTTGTTCATATTTAACTTATTAAAATTTTCTTTAGTTGGTTTAGGGTTTTTACTGGTAGCCGTTTCGTCGGTCGCTGTCTTTTTAACCGCCGGTACGTTTCCTACCTTTCTAGTTTCGCCGTCCTCAGCGTCTACAAAAAATATTAATCTTTTCCACTTATGACGGCACCCGTACGACCCTTTATACTTAAATATAGAGTACGTACCAAAGTCGCTATTTTCTCCCCTAAAGCTCATAGCGTTAATATCTTCCTTTCTGAATACCTTACCCGTACGGCCCTGGTACCTTAATACCTTAGCGCAAAAATTACGGTTCTTTTTATCCTGGGGCCCGTCGTATTTATAGCGTACTTTCCAGGTACCGCTACCGTCGGCCTTATCTTTGTCTAGTGTGCTTTCCTCGTTAGGCTTTGCTACTATCCTAAAGTCCTGGGCGTTTAGTATTTCCTCGTCGGTTAGCTGGTCCTCGTTTTCGGCTATATCCTCAGTACTTACCAGGGTCCAGTTATCGCCCGGTACCTCGCCTAGCTCTTCTATTTTGCTTAGCGCGTTCTCTTCTATTATAGCGTTATCCATAGCAAGCTTTAACCCGGCTAGCATTTCTACGCTAAACCCTCTAAGGTTACCGCTAGCTATTTCCTCGGTCCATAGTTTAGAGTTATCTACTTTAACTACGCCGTACCAGGTACCTACCGGTAGCTCGTGGCCGAATTTATAAAGGGCCTTATCTAGCTTACTGTTTTCTATTACCCAGTTTTCGCTAACGTGTACGCCGTCTACGTCGTCCTTATGGTCGGTATTAAAGTTACCGCCGTATAGGTTAGCGTTAAACCTGTCGGCTATTTCGCGTACTACCTCAGCGCTAAACCTTACGTAAAATAGTTGGTTTGTTTTTGGGTGTCTACGTGGTATAAGTTTACCCGGTATAATAAACGGGCCGGCTAGCTTTTGCTCTTTTGATAGCTCTTCGAAATTAAAGTCTATACCGTCTACGTCTAGCCCCTCGTCGTCCTGTTTAGCAAATTTTAACCAGTCGAATTCCATAGCCGGTAAGTCTACTAGGCTAATCTTATTCGTACCCTGGTGTAATTTATCTACTGTAATATTTAGGACTGGGGCCCCGTTATGTAGTTCCATATCTTATAAAGCTGTTAATATATTAATCGTAACACTATCGTATAAAATTCTATAATTCGGCGTTAGCCTCTAGCCCGGCTACGCGGTCCTGGGTTTCGGTTAGTTCTTGCTCTACTACGTAGGACCTTATCGGCTTACTTAGTGTAGTATTAAGCTGGTCCAGTACCCCGCTTATACCAGCGCCGGTACTTTCACTACTCGCCGTAGTAGGCTCGCCTAGTATACCGCCTGTAGCAAATTTACGACCCCCGCCGGCCTGGTTTATTCGGCTTAGCTCAGTCTTAAACATTGAGGTACTACGCTTATTTATTACAGCCTCGCCCCCCTCTAGCTCGCCGTGGCTAGTTTTTATACCGCCGTTAGCGTGGCTAGGTCCGTTAAGTATACCCCCCTGGGCGAATTTTTGGCTTTTTATTTTAGCTACCTGTATACCTGTAGAAATAAGTACGCCGGCCCCAGCTATTAACCCTAGGGGTACTAGTGGCTGGGTAGTGGCTAAGGCGCTAGTAAAAGCCAGGGCCCCGTTAATTATTGCCTGGGTTACCTGTAGCTTTTTGTTTTCCTCGAAAGCCTCTTTTTCTATTGCTAGCTGTTCCTTTTCTTTTTGCTTTTGTAACCTCAGCGCCTCGCGGTCGGCTTGCTTTTGGCTTATAATACCGTCCTGTACTCGCTGGTCTAGTATCGCGTTTTCCTCTTCGAAAGTTTCTTCTAAGCTTTCTAGCTTATTATCGCGCTCGCGCTCGTTTTGTTCCTGGGCTATTTCGAAATACGCGTCGCTAATTTGCTGGGCGGTATCTATAGCCAGGCTAGTAAGCGCGTCTTTTAGCTGGGCCTGTTGGTCAGCTATAAGGTCGGCCTGGGCGTCTAGGCTTTCCTTAGTCGCCTGTAGGTCCTTTTCTCTAGCGCCCTTTTTTATCTCGGCTATTTCTAGCTGGGCCTGTTGCTCTATTTTTATACGCTCGTCGGCCGTTAAGTTTTCGGCCTGTAGTTCTATATTAGCGTTTTCCTGTATTTGTTTTATACGTAGGTTTAATAGATTGCTTTCTATTTTGGCTATTTCCTCGGCGTTTTCCTCGGTGTTATCCAGGCGGGCCAGGGCTAGCTTTTCCTCTATTATTAATAACTCGGTACCGTTTTGTACGGCCTTGTTTTGTAGTTCTTGCTTTTTAGCGTCGTCTAGGTCCTGGTACTTTTTTTCTATAGCCTCTAGCTGTTTAAAAAAGTTTTCACTATTAGCCAGTAATAAGGCCGTACGCTTTTCGTCGTCCTTAGTTAAACGCTCTATACGTTCGCGCTGGGCCTCGAATTCTAGCGTAAGCTTTCTAGCCTCTAGGTCCTCGGCGCTAGTTAGGGACTTTTGGAAAAATTCCTCTTCTAATATTGCTAAATCTTGTAACCTTTTAGCCTCGTCTTTTACGGCTTGCTCCTGGGCTCGCTTTCTTTCCTCGGCGCGTTTCTTTCTTTTCTTTTCCTCTTCGTCGGCCTGTCTTTCGGCCTCTTTGTCGGCGTCGGCTTTTTTCTTTTTAGCGTCTATACTCGCCTGGTCTAGCCCTAGCTCTTTCTCTAAGTTTTTTATTTTAGTTTGGTTAGCTTTGTCTAGGTCGTCTAGTACGTCTATTTGGTTTTGTATTTCCTTATTCGCCTGTACGGTCCCAGCGTTCGCTAGTGTTTGCTGGTCTATTCCTAAGCTTAAACTAGTTACCCAGGTTACAACCCCTTTATTTTGTCCTGTTTGGGCGTCGGTATTATTTTGTATTACTTCCTTAAACTTTTCGGCGCGTATCTCAGCGGTCGCCTCAGCCTCGGCGCGTAACTTTACTAGGGCCGTATACTTTTGTATTTCGGTATTAAGGTCGGCCGTACTAGTCTTTTCTAGGTCGATATTACTAAGTAGGTCCGGGTACGTTTCCTGTAGCTTTTTTATTTGCGCGTTCTTATCTTCTCGGCTTATTGTTTCGTCGGCTATTGTTTTCTGTAGCTTATCTATAGCGCTTAGCTCTTCGCTCGCTATTTCTACCGCTTTGTTTTGTACGTCGTTTAGCGCTTGCTGGCCGGCTGTTACCCCGCCGAATAAATTACTAAGCTTTTCGAAGTTAGCCACCAGTAACCCCACGGCTACCACTATAGCGCCTATACCTGTAGATATTAACGCCGTCCTAAAACCTTTAACCGCTTTAGTACCCCCGCCTACCGCTTTACTAAATAAGGCCGTAGTAGTATTTAGTAGGTTTTGGGCTACCGTTTGTATCTTTAAAAATACGGTACTTTCTTTAATTCGCTTAGCGTAGTTACGGTACAGTTTAAGCCCGGACTGTATACCCTCTATAGCTCCCTTAAACCCTACGGCTACGCCTATAGCGGTTTCTACTCGGTTAGCTATTTCCTCTAGGGTTTCGTTACCCTCGCCACTAAGTAGTATAAAGCTGGTAGTAACGTCGCCCACGGCACCCGCTACGCTCCCTAACTCGCTGGCTACCTGTTCGCTATCTAAAGCCTCTAGGCTTAGCTCTACGTTTTTAAGCTCCCTACTGGTTTCTATTAGCTTACTACTAAGCCTATCGAATTCCTCGGTACCTCGGTCTACCCCTTTTAGCTTTTCGCTTAATACCTCTACGCTTTTTTCTAGGTCGCCTATAGTAGCGCTAGCCGTGTCGGTACTTAGCGCTAGCTCTACCATTTTGTCGTCGGCGGTATCTACCGCTTTACTCAGCGCCTTAAAGCTTTCGCTACCCTGGTCCTCTATACCGGCCAGCGCGTCGTTAACGTCGTCTATACTTTTCTCTAGTTGGTCTAAAGTTTTGGCGCTTTTCGTCGCCTCTATAAGTACCTTTATATTTACCTCTTCGTTAGTCGCCACTTTATACGGTTTAGGGTGTTAGTATTGTTATCGTTTTCTTATGCTACTTTTTGCCACTTATCTACAGTAAGCCCGAAATACTTAGAGGCGTTAGCTGTTATATCGCTTAGTATAATATCCTCTACGAAAGTATTAATTTCGTCCAGTAGTAAATTAGTTACCGGGTCGTTAAAGTCCCTAGCCGTCGCCTCTATTAGCGTCTTAATTTCGTCCTGGCTGTACGTAATAGTACGGGCGTCTAGTAGTGGGTAGGTGGTTATAGTGTCCTGTAGCACCTCGTCGAATACGTCCACTACTTCGCCTATCTTTAGGTATACTACTATATTACCGTCGCGGTTTAGAAAGCTTACTAGGTCCACGTCTACGAATAGTACGCCGGTCTTTTGCTCGGTCCCTTTCGTATAGTTTTCGTCTGTTATTGTCTGTACCATTTTATTAGGTTTAAAAGTTAATAATTTTATAGGCTATCGAAAGCCGTTTTTATTTGGTTAAGTGTTAGCGCTGGGTCTAAGTCGTACGTAAAATTAAGGGCTACGAACATACCCCCCAGGTCGTTAACCTGGGTACCGTCAAAGTCGAAAGTATATTTATAACCCTCTAAAGTCATTACCCGCTTATCGACTACCCCGGCGTTATCGAAACTATTATAGTAGTTATCGTATATTAGTAGGCTGTCGTTAGTTTGGAAACGGTCGACTATTTTACGCTGGTGTAGGTTTTTATTCCAGCCTACCCCTACGTCGCCGTTACGCTCGCTAGTTTCTATACCGTTAAATAGTATACGGCCGTCGGTTAATAACGCCCCAGCCTGTAAATAGTGTGCCAGTCTAATACGACCCCCTGGTATATTTAGCGTACGGGTTATAGGTTGCTCAGACAAAAAGCGTACAGTATTGTACGGTCGTAAAGCTGTAGGTAGAATAGGGGACCAGCTTAGCGCGTTATTTTTCGCGTTAATTTCGTAACCGTCGCCAGCCCCGGTATATAGGTCGCCGTAGTTTTTAGCCTGTAGTACATAGCCTGGCCCGTTAGTATCTAGTATAACCCCGCCGGCTACTGTAGGCATAGGTAAAAGTAGTAGCCCGTCTACGTGGACCGTACGACCTATTACCCTTATAGTCGGCCTATATAATGGGTTACCGGTATTAGCTAACCCGTACGCCCCGTTATATATTGGTATTTGTTTTGTACCGCTATCGTATTCTAGCTGTAGCGTACCGTTTTCGCTCGGTAGGTTTACCGCTATGTCGCTGAGTATTTCAGCCTGTACTAATTCGGTCCTAGTTAGGTTTACCTTATCTACAAAGGTTAGCGGGGCGTCGCGGTCGCTTATTAGTAAACGGTTAAGCCCTGTAGTACTACCGTAGCCTAGTGTCGTTTCTAGGTCCTGGTTACCTATCGCTACCAGTAAACTAGTTAGTATACGCTTAGTAGTATAACCCGTAGGGCTGTCTAAGTCCGGTACGTCTATAGCGGTATAATGGCCTGGGCCGGTTGCTAGCTCTTCGGGTAGCTCGTGTATTTTAACTAGTCGATACATTCCTATTATTATTAGTTGTTATTAGCTCGCCGTCGCCGGTATTGGTTGCTAGTACCTTAGTAGTACCGCCGTCGGTAGAATTCTTATATATTATTTCGTTACTCGTAAAGTCGTATTTAACGGCCTCTATCTGTAAAAGCTTTACCCTAGTGGGCGCGTTTGTAAGCGGGTTAAAGTTTTCTATTTGTACTATACGGTAGTATACCCCGTTAATATAAACTACTCGGCGTAAGTCTAGTAGGGCTATATCGTTCTCGTTTAAATAAACGAATAAGCTAACTACCTTAGCGCCCTTTCTTGTTTTTTCCTCTTCGGTTAGTTGATGAAATAGGCGGTATAAATTCCAGTACGCCCCCTGGCTTTGTAGTAGGTCCGTATCGGGCTCGCCGAAAGTTAAACTATATAACGGCTTTCTAGGGTCGTCGAATTCGCTAGCGCATATATACCGGGTTAACGTGTTTACTGTACCGTCGTCTATTTGATATACGCCTATTTGCTCGCTTACAAAACCTATTTTAAGGGTCTTACCTAGCCCTCGCTTTTGTGTGCTGTTATCTTCTTGTTTAAATAGTAAGGGGTATAAAAGCTCGTTTTGTTCGGTACATTTTAACGGCGTTAAATCTGTTTTTATAGTTTGCTCGTCTATACTTATATTAGTTTCTACCTCGCTATCGTAGTCGGCGTAGCCCTTTTGGTTTAGTTCAAAATAATTCTTTACGGCTACGTCGTCGCTCTTAGCGAATTCGTAACGAAAACGCGCCGGTAGTTTATCAGCTAAAAAGTTATTTTTTATAAGTCGGCTAGCGTCGTACTTTTCGGACCAGTCGACGTACCCGCCTAGGTCGAAAAAATTAGTACGGGGCTCTATTATTAAGTTATCCGGGTTATACGGGTCGTCTATAGCCCAAAGGTTAAACGTATTTAGTATAGTGTTTAGGAATTTATCGGCTTTAATTTCCGGTATATAGTTACTAAAATTAAGCTCGTCGCCTGGTAATATTATCGCCTCTACTAGCTCGCTTTTAACTTCGACGTACTGAGTATTAAACCTACAATTTAACCAGCGGGCTAGCCCGCTCTCGTTATATGGTAGCATATGCTGGCGAAAGTTTATAGTATCGCCGGCGTTTAAGTCTAGCTCTATTTCCCAGGTTAAAAACTGGGGCGGGTTAGGGTAAGCTACCCACGGCTCGCCGAATTGGTGGGCGTAAAACGTACTAGCTACGGGGGTAAATTTTACGTCCTCGTAAGTATATACTATACCGTTCTTTACTATCTCTATACTGTTAGTTACTTCGCCCTGTACTTCGGTATGGGGTAGGGTAAACAGGTACCAAAAATTAGAGTTATACTCGGGTACGTTTACGTATGTTTCCATAAAGAATTCCATACTTAAATTAAACCGGTAACGGCCCGTACGCTGTATAGTCATTAAAGGCGCCAGCGGGTTAGTTAGGTCCCATTGAGCGTTAACGTCTGTTATAACAGTATCTAACGGTATAGTACGGTTATAGCCTAGTACCGAATTCCACCAGGGTAAATTAGTAGGCGTTAGCGGTACCGTATCAGCGTCGCCCCTGGTATACCATTGGTTAGGGTATGTTAGGTTAGTTTCAAAAGGTAACCGCTGGGCGTCCGTATATAGTATACGGTCCAGGGTGTTAATTAAAATTAAGTTATTCCAGTATTCACTATTAAAGAAATCGCTAGTATACGTACGGCCAGCGTTTAAGAAAAGTACGTCTATAATTTCGCGTAAGAATAAGGACGGCCGTAGGTTTATTAGGTCCCAGCGGTTAGGTACGGTATCGTCTTTACCGTAATCTATTAGCGGGTATACGTAACCCTGGTAAGCCTGTAGCGTACCGTTAACTACGTTAAACCCGTCGTAAGACTGTAGTACGTTATCTAGGTTATACGTATGGTTTAATTTAGAAAAGTCTAAGGTATTGAGGTTAACCCCCTTTAAGTCTTTTACTATAGCCTTAGTACGCTGTATAATTTGTAGCTGTATTTCTTGCTTTTCTTTTAGTTTGGACCAGTCTAGTACTATTAGTATACCCTCAATAAGTACCCGGCCGTTATGCTGTAGAAAACAGGGTAGGGCCTCGCGGGTATCGTACCCCACGTTATCGCTATTAGCCTGGTCCAGCCCTACGAATATCCTAGCGTTTTCGCTAGTATACGGTACCGTTACGGTTTTCGTATAGCTGGTTTTCCTTTTCGTTAAGTTGGTTACGTCGGCCGTAGTGTAATTTAATGAGTAGTTAAAATTCTCGTATAAATCTACCCGGCCCCTTACTGTTACTAGCTCCATACTTATATTAGTTTCTTTGGCTGTATTGTGTACGGTTTATACGTAGCGTTATACCTACCTGGCGTAGCGCCGTGTTTTCCTTTTCTTGTCCTACCTGGGTCTTAGGTTTAATAATAGCCGGGTATACTTCGCCCTTAAACTGTACGAATATATTAGCGCTAGTATAACACTCTTCTAAGTACTTAGCGTCTAGCTCGCTTATATAATCGGTTAATAGGTCCCACTCTTCACTATAGGAATTTTGTATAGTTTCAAAGCCTCGGGTAATACTATCGCCTGGCTCTATACTTATTACGTCCTTTTCGTAGCCGTCGCTAGCCGTGGTAATTCGTCGCGCTCGTTTTAGGTTAAAGTTATAACCTATAAAGCTACCTAGTCTATCCTGGAATAATACCCGGGCCCCGCTATAAGCGTAGGGCGTATAGTCTAAGTCGAAACATATTTTTTCTGTTAAGCTATCCGGGGCTATTAGTGTACTTTGTAAGCCTACGAAACCGCTAAGGTACTGGGTATAGTATACGGTCGTCGGTCCTACCTTACCTACCTTTACCTTACCGTTAAGTATTTTATACTCAGCGCTACAGCTTGCTACGTCCCACTTATACGATACTTTAACTATCGACCCCCCGCCGTAAAAATTACTATTTAGCTTTACGTCTACCTCTAGTAGAAAGTCCTGGGCGAAATCTATATCTATATTATGGCCGTCTAAGAAACCTAGCCCGCCGGCTTGCTGGGTACTTTGTATAGTTAGGGCCGTTTGTAGTCCTATCTCGTCGCTATATATTTCCTCTTCGCTTTGTCCTAGTACGGCGCCCTGGTTATAAGTATTACCTGTAGGGGTAATAGGCTGAGGTAGGCCCCCTATTTCTAGGGTAGTTACTTCTATCTCGTAGCTCGTCGCTTGCTGTTGCGACCAGGTTATACCGTTCGTAACGGCTATATATGGGTGTACGAATTTTACGTTTTGTACGCCCTGGATATTACAGGTATTTTCGCCCCAAAGATAAACGCAGTAGGACGCGTCGCACTCGTCGACAATAGGCAAAGAACGGCCAGGCGGTACGGTTATTAGCGCCGGGTCTATTTGGGCTAGGTCGTACGGACCTATAGCTAAGCCTATTACGTTATCGGGGGCGCTTGCAAAATCTACTATATACTGGTGGGTTACCCCTAGCTCGTCTACTACGTCTACGGCGAATTGTGTAGCCGTCGTATTAATAGACTGGTAAAACTGAGTATACGCCCGCTGGTCTAGTTTAATCTTTTGGGTAGTGTTTGGTAGCGTCGTTAAGAATTCGGCCGGCTGTCCTATTAGGCTTACGTCGTAGTCGTCAGCGTCGAAACTTAAAATTTCGGGGTAAGGTAGGGCCCCGTTAAATATTATTTTTTCGGTACTTAGGTCGTTATAATCTTTATACCATACCGGTATTTTCGGTAGTGTAATTATTTGGCCGGTACTAATTACGGCGCCAGCGAAAGCTTTATTTATAGTAACGTCGTTACCGTTAATAGCTACTACCTGGGCCAGTCCGTTATATAAAGTTATTAGGTAGTTATCGGCTATTATTTCTATAGTTTGGCCTACGAATAAGTCGCCACTAAGTCCGGTAAACTCAGCCAGCCCCCCGTTATTTTGTACCGTTTGGTACGTGAAATTTTGGTAGTATTCCTCGCTAGGTAGTACTAGTAGACGGTCGTAACTATTCGGTACGTTAAAAGCCCCTACGTTATTTAGCCCGAAATCGTGGCGTACTATTCCAGTAGCGTACCCGTTAACATTAAATACGGCTTTACCTTGTGGGTTAGCCGGTAGCTTTTGGCGGTATATCCTGTATACTCTAACCTGGGCCCCTGTAAACTGGTTAATAAATGGGGTATCTAATATTACTACCTGGTCGTTAGGTACAGCTATTACTTTATAAATACCCGTATAGTCTGTAGGTCCTGTAATATTTCGTACGTGGACGTAATCGCCTGGCGTATAATTGCTAGTACCTATACCCCCGCCTAAAGCTAAGGCGCCAGGGTACCCCCAAAAATAACTATCTAGCGCTAAGCTGTGTACGGTTTCGTCGCTAAGTACGTCCATTATATAGTTATGCTTTTCCTTTAAATAGTTAAAGCTTTCTAGCTCAATTAACGAACGGTTAAACGCTGGGTATAATTCGGGTATAGTGTTATTTACTTGCATTGAATTGTTTTATTAATTGGTCGCGTATCTCGTCGCTTAGCTCCTTACCTACTAAAGCGGTAAGCTCGTCCAGTCGTTTAAAGAATGGAAATATAAAATTTGTAGGGGTAATACCAAAACGGTATATACTTCGGCTAATTAAAAATACTAAGCTTTTACGCTTAATAAATCGCCCTTTTTTATCTCGGGTACCCTCTAGCCCTTTCTGTATAGCCCACTTATTTATACTAGCAGTTAGCCCGCCTTTTTTACCGGACCCCGTACCAAATTTAAAAGGACTACCTGGGGCGCGGTTTGTACCTGGCCCGGCACCCTGTACCCCCAGCCGTACGTATTCGCTGTAGGGGGCGCTCTTTAATTCCATTACTACCGCCTCAGCGTCGCGCCTTACTTCAAAGCGTAACGAATTCGCTAGCGTTCCGGTATTGGTCTTATTTACGGTATCTAAAAAAGCTACCATATCTACTACCACGTCGTCGCCCCACTTCTGTAATATACTAGTAAGGTCCTCAGCCACGGCCTAGTACTAACGGTTATCTATTACAGCGTCTACGCCGGCCTTATCTACCGCTAGCCTTACCTGGTCCTTAAAAGCTGTACCGCTATCTAGGTGGGCCTTTTTAGTGGCTAACGCTGTTAGGTACATATTATGTACGTCGGTAGCGTCTACTAACTGGTGTACCGCCGTGTCGTCTATATTGTTATGGTCGATAGGGTAGCTAAGCTCGTCGCGTGTAGTGTCAATAGCTAGTATATTTATTTGGGCGTTTTGGCTTAGGCTAAACTGTAGCCCGGCGTAATTATAACCCAGGGCTATAAGCTCGCCGGTACGTGTATCTATAGCGTCGTTTTTAATTGTCTTATACTCGGCTAAGGTTACGGCCTCGTGTACCTGTACTAGCGTATCTAGTCCGGCCTCGTTGCTCAGCGCTTCGCCGTATACTTTAAACTGGTCGCTACCAGCCGGGTAAACCATACCGGTATAGTTAGTAATAACCCCGGCGCCCTTTATTTCGCCGTCTAGCTTTTTGGCGTCTATTACGCCCGCCGTAACGTCGGCGCTTATTGTGTAAGTTTTAAGTAGTCCCATATCTATATTTTATATTAGTGGCCTCGTGCCTGTAATTGTATACGTTAAGTCCTCGCTATCTCCGAATAACTGGAAAGCCCCGGCCCCGTCAGTCGCTACGGTTGTATAGTGGCTACCTCTACCTATATCGGTAATTAGGTTAAGGGTACTACCCTTAGCCCTTACGCCCCCGCGGTATAAGTTATTACGGCTAGTAGCTATAATTATACGTAGCTCTTTATTAGCGTAGCCTGGCCCTAGGTCCCTACTTACCCAGCTATCCGGGTCGGCTGAACCACTTATAAGCGTTTGCTCTTCTTGAAACGGGTAAGGGTTTACTACTGGGTTAAACGGGTCGGTATTGTCTACGCCCGGACCGGTTACGGTTTTTACCCCGCCTATCGAATTAAAAAAACTACTTAAATATACTAGTGCTAGCTCTTCGGTATTAACCGGGTCGCCCTGGTCGTCGTATAGCTCGGCTAAATTAATCGTATATACTTCGCGGGCCTTTGAGCTATCTACTAGCTGTACGGTACCGGCGTTAAATTCAAAGCTAAAAAACTGGGCGCCTATTGTTTCCAGTATATTAGTAGGGTCG